ATCATCCGCTAATTTAATTGCATTAGCATCTTTAGATTTACCGAAAGGGGGTGAAGTGATTACACCTGCATTAACTTTTGCAACAACAGTTGCACCTATTTATCAGTGTGGACTCATTCCTCATTTTATAGATGTTGAACATGCTGAATTTATTCCAAACATAGAAGCAATCACTAGTGCAATTAATTCTAAAACAGTTGCAATTATGATTCCAAACTTATTAGGAAATGTATGTGAATGGAAAGCAATTTATAAAATTGCAAAAAAACATAAATTAAAAGTTATTGAAGATTGTGCTGATACTATTGGATATAAGTATTATAAAAGTAAAAATGGCACAACAGGTGAATATAATGATTTAGTTACTACAAGTTTTTATGCATCTCATATTATTACTGCAGGTGGACAAGGTGGAATGGTATGCACTAATAATAAAAAACTTTTAGATAAATTAAAATTACTTAGAGGTTGGGGAAGATCTTCCGCTGTATTTAATGAATCTGAAGATATAGAAAAAAGATTCAATACTAAAGTTGATGGTATTGATTATGACTCTAAATTTATATTTACTGATATTGGTTATAATTTTTTACCATCAGAAATATCTGCAGCATTTGGTTTAGAACAATTAAAAAAATTACCACAATATAAAAAAATAAGACAAAGAAATTTTGAAGCATTGAGAGAATTTTTTATGCCTTATTCAGATTATAGATGGGTAGAAAGAGTAGGATGGGGTACTCATGCAGATACACCATGGCTCGCTTATCCATTGGTTTTAGATAGTCAAGCACCTTTTACTAGAAAAGAAATGCAAATACATTTTGAAAAAAATGGTATTCAAGTTAGAACTATTTTTACTGGTAATATTACTAGACAACCTGTTATGAAAAATAAAAAATGGAAAGGTAATAAAGAATTTCCAGTAGCAGATGATGTAATGAAAAACGGCATGTTGATTGGAGCCCATCAAGGTATGTCATTAAAAGAAGTTGATAGAGTTAAAAAAGTATTTAATGATTTAGCTAGAAAATATAAATCGGAAGACAATGCCTAGAATTTGGACCCACATAGCCTGGGATAATACGGGTCAAAAAGATTTAGGAAAAGCTTATAATGCTTGCATTAGTCAACATGCAGATGAGGATTGGGTTGCTTTCTTAGATCACGATGCAATGCTTACTACAAATGATTGGTATCTACAGTTACAACATATCATTGAACACAATCCTAATTGTAAAGGTATATGCTCAAGAGTAAATAGAATGAATACCTTTGAACAAATGGTAATTGGTATAGACCCATATAACTTTGATTATAGTTATCACAGAAATTTAGGAAAATTTTTAGCAAATAAATATAAAAATGAATCTAAAACTGTAAAAAATAAAGGTCATATGTCTGGTGTATTTTTTGCTGTTAATGTTGGTGTAATGAAAAAACTTGGAGGTTGTCCTGAAACAGGGCAACAATTAGGTGTAGATAATTTAACTCAAGCTAAAATTGTTGAAGCAGGTTATGAGTTTAGAGTTGCAAATGGTATATATGTTTTTCATTGGTATAGAGCAGATAAACCCTACGAACATTCAAAAAATACTTTACAACAATTAGAGGCTGCTCATTATAATTCTATTAGGTTAACATAATGCTTGATCATCATACTTTAAATAAAATTAAACTTGAGATTAATAGACAAATCACTAGTGTTAAAGAACATATTTGCTATGGGGTTGATTCAGTTGATAAACTGATGTATGCTCGGGGCAGACTCAGCGCTTTAGAAACGCTGCTTCAGGATATTAAAAACCTGCAAAAGGAGGATAACGATGGTACAATTGATAAAACCTAAACTTACAGATTTCGGAAACGAAAAAGTAAAAGAAGAGGTTAAATCACAGATTCCAACAGATCCCAAAGGCATCAAAGAATATCTTGAAATCATACCTAACCCGGTCGGTTACAGAATGCTAGTTAGACCTTGGTCTGGCCAAGCAAAAACAAAAGGTGGTCTTCTTTTATCAGACGAAACTCAAGATAAGATTCAAATGACAACTGTCGTTGGTTTAGTCGTTAAGATGGGTGACCTTTGTTACCAGGACAAAGAAAAATTTCCAAACGGTCCTTGGTGTAAAGAAGGCGAGTTTGTCGTTTACGGCAGATACGCTGGAAGTAGATTTCAAACTAAATACGGTGAACACCGTATTCTCAATGATGACGAGATCATAGGAACTATAAACAAGCCAGAAGATATTCTCCATTTATTTTAATAAAGGAGGATAAAAATGGCAGAAGTAAAAGACTACAGTGCAACAGCACTATTAGCCAAAGAAAAAGAAGTTGAATTGGATACAGACGGATTCAAAGATGAAGACGTTGAAGTAAAAGAGGAGACTAAAAAAGAAACTGAACCTAATTTAAATTTAGGTGAAGTTGATCTTGAATATACAGATCATTCAAAATCAAAAGAAGAAAAATCAGATAAACCTAATATAGAAGTTACTGAAGATGAACCAGTGGCTCCTAAAAAAGTTAAAGAAAAATCTGATGATGAAGACAAAGAAGAAAAACCAAACCTTAATGAATCTAGAAGAGATTATCAAAAAAGAATTGATAAACTTGTTTTCCAAAAGAAGGAAGCTGAAAGAAGAGAAAAAGCAGCTCTAGAATACGCTAAGGGAATACAAAAGAAATTTGACCAAACCTCTTTGAAGTTTAAAGAAACTGATGAACAGTATCTTAAAGAACTAGATGCAAGAGTTGATGCACAAAGAGAGCAAGTCAAAGTAGCTCTTCAACAAGCTATCGAAAGTCAAGATGCTTCTAAAATTATGGAAGCAAATGATAAGTTAACTCAACTAGCTGTAGAAAAAGAAAAGGCTAGATTAGAATTAGCTAATCGTGAAAGACTTAAAAAGCAAGAAGAAGAGCAATATAAACAACAACAAAACGTACAAGCTGAAACCTCAAACACAGCTGAATCTTCGCAATCTACACCACAAATAACGCCTAAAGCTAAGAAATGGGCAGAAGAAAATACGTGGTTTGGAAATGATGAAGTTATGACTAATGCTGCTATTACTATTCATAACAATGTTACCCAAGAGGGTATTGAAGTGGACAGTGATGAGTATTATAATGAAGTTAATTCAAGACTAAGGAAATATTTTCCAGAAAGTTTTGATGACACTAAAGACGAGCCTAAAAAGGAGAAACCGAAACCCGTCCAAACGGTTGCCTCTGCTGGTCGTAGTCAACAAGGACGCAGAACTGTGAAACTCACCAAGTCACAGGTAGCTATTGCTAATAGATTAGGGGTGCCACTAGAGGAATACGCTAGATACGTGAAGGAGGATAAATAGTATGAGTACAATTAAGAGAACTTCACGGGAGTCAGATTCAAAAGCTTCAAATGAGGCTAAGAAGACATGGACTCCACCATCCAGTTTGGATGCACCACCTGCACCGAACGGGTACGCCCATAGATGGATACGTACATCCGTTCAAGGTTTTGAGGATACAGCTAATGTATCTAAGAAGCTTAGGGAAGGTTGGGATTTTGTTAAGGCCGATACTATTACAGAAGAAATCGGAACTAATAAATATCCTTACTATACCGAAGGTAAATATCAGGGTTGTATTGGAATTGGAGGCCTTGTGCTGGCAAGGATACCGGTTGAGATACTGGAAGCTCGCGCTGCTTACTTTAATAGAGTAACGCAAGATAGAATGAACGCGGTTGACAATGATCTCATGAAGGAACAGCACCCGGATATGCCTATCAATATTGATAGACAGTCCAGAGTGACCTTTGGTGGTAGTCGCAAAAAATAAATTTGCAATATCTACCGGGTCTTAAAATAAACTGTTAAAGGAGAAACATAACTATGGCAAACGTAAGTGAAAAGTTTGGTCTAAGACCATACAGAAAACTAGACGGTACACCATTAGTAGGTGCTCAAAATAGATACACAATTGCAAGCGGTCACACTACTGCAATTTTCCAAGGCGATATGGTTATTCCATTGGCTTCTGGAAACATTGATAGACATTCTGCTACTGGAACTGTACCTATCGTGGGCGTTTTTAACGGATGTTTTTACACAGATCCAACTACTCAAAAGCCGACATACAGAAATTACTACCCAGGTGGTATTGTAGCTTCGGACATCACAGCATTTGTTGTTGATGACCCAGATGCAGTATTCCTAGTAGATTCTGACTCGACTTTTACGAGAGCAAATCTGTTTGCTAACTACGATGTTACAAACACTACTGGTGTTACACAAACAGGAATATCTAAGTGTCAGTTAGATCACTCAACTGGTGATACAACTAATACATTACCAATTAGAGCAATTGATATTTCGCAGGATCCAGACAATTCGGATACTACGACTTCAAATGCAAACATTCTTGTTTCAATCAATAACCACTTCTATAGAAGTACAACAGGTATATTATAAGGAGTATAAATTATGGCTATATCACGATCACAACTAGTTAAAGAACTAGAGCCAGGTTTGAACGCCCTATTCGGCCTGGAGTACAATAGATACGAAAATCAGCATGCTGAAATTTTCGTAACTGAAACATCTGACAGAGCTTTTGAAGAAGAAGTAATGTTAAGCGGTTTCGCTTCTGCACCAACTAAACAAGAAGGTGCTGGAGTAGTGTTCGATCAAGCAGGTGAAACTTTCACAGCTAGATACAACCACGAAACAATTGCTTTAGCATTTGCTATCACTGAAGAAGCAATCGAAGATAACCTATACGATAGATTAGCTGCAAGATACACAAGAGCTCTTGCAAGATCTATGGCTAACACGAAGCAAGTTAAAGCTGCAAACATCTTGAACAATGCGCAAGTAGCTGCTAATACAGGTGGAGACGGTGAATCCCTAATCGGAAACGCTCACCCACTTGCTACTGGTGGAACTTTCTCAAACGTTCTTGCAACTGCTGCAGACCTTAACGAAACTTCACTTGAGCAATCGTTAATCGATATCGCTGGATTCGTAGACGAAAGAGGATTAAAAATCGCTTCTCAAGGTAGAAAAATGATAATTCCAAAAGAATTACAATTTACTGCTGAGAGATTGATGAAAACTCCTCAAAGAGTCGGAACAGCTGATAACGATATCAACGCAATCGTATCAATGGGAATGTTACCAGAAGGATACAGAGTTAATAACTTCTTATCTGACACTGATTCATTCTTTATTTTGACAGACATCCCTAACGGATTAAAACACTTCGTTAGATCTCCGATCAAAACTGCGATTGAAGGTGACTTCGATACTGGCAACGTAAGATTCAAAGCTAGAGAAAGATACAGCTTCGGTTGGTCAGACCCTAGATGTATATTTGGTAACGGAAACTTACCAACTAGCTAATAAATACTAACTAGTATTACTTAAAGGGGCGGTGTTCACATCGCCCCTTTTTTTATGTATAATAAAAATACCTAGAATTAATAATTTTGTAGACTGGCTAGGCAGACGGTATAGAGACTACAAAGTTTAACCGCTATACAGGAGACTAT